AGGCATAGGCATAGGCATAGGTTGTTTCATTACTGGTGGCATTAAAGGTGCTGCAGGTTCTTGCATTATAGGTGCTAGTTCTGGTGCTACAGGCATAGGTTGAGCCATAATTGGAGCAGGAGGTCTACCTATAGTTTGCTCAAAATCTCTTTCATCAAAATCCATAGGCAATCTATCTATAGACATAAAATCATCTCTAGGATTAGATATAATTGGTTTATCTAATATAGGTGCTGTTGGTAACACAGGTGCTGTTGGATTTAATCCACCAAATAAACCACCTAGTCCTCCACCACTTTCATCAAAAGTTGCAGAACCGCCTGGGAACATCATTTCATCTGGTCTTTGTATAGAAAAATCACTTCCATTAGGAATTGTATAATCTACTGGAACATCAACAGGTGGTTTAATCATAAAGTCTTGACCTACTCCTGTATCTATTTCTTCTTGTACACCTGGATTAAACTGTGAAAAATCTATTCCACTAAAATCCATACCGCCTATCCCTGGAAGGTTAATTGGAAAATCTCCAATAGCTTCTATAGGAGGAAATCTAAATCCAGGAGGAAATTTAATTGGTGGAAAATCAATAGGTGGATAATCAATAGGTGGTCCGTCTGGTGGTGGTGGTGGTGGAGGTCCGTCTATTGGTGGTGTAACTGGTGGTGGTGGTGCAGCATTAGTAAATTGCAATCCTTCTGGTGCTTGCCCTGAATAAGCTGCGTATGGGTCAATAGAAGTTTGTGGTGCAATAGATGCCTGCATACCTCCAAAGCCTCCTTTAGAGCCTTCATAAGTATCAACACCTGCTGGTGGTCCACCTCTAGTTAAGTTACTAGCAGGAGCACTTACAGTAGCTGGATTAAAATACATTGTTTCTGGTGCAAAACCAGCCATAAAGTCTGGGTTTACTTGATAAGCTGCTCTATCAGGTGCATATATTTGTGGTAGTTCTCCACCTGTATAAGATTCATCTCTGCCATTAAATCCTATCCTACCACCTGCTGCTGAATAAAGAATTGGTTCTGGTGCATTTCTATACATTTCATCTCTATCTTCATTGTATCTTCTCAACCTATCTGCTTCTTGTTGAGCAAACATTTCTTGTGATTCCATAATGGAAGTACCACCCATGCCTATTCCTGCTGGAATATAAGCACTAGGTTGGCTTAATCCTTGCATAACATTACCTACACCTTGTCCAAAAGTATTACCTGCAAAAGCATCTCTACCAGCTTCTATTCCAGTTCTAGCTGTATTAGCAAGATAATCTGTTGCTGCTGTTTGACCTGCTTGTGCTATTCCTGGTTGTGCTCCTGCTAAAGCTTGTTGTACTGATAAATCACCTGCTGCATTTAAAGCTGGTGCACCTGCCATAACTGGTGGTGTTATTAAATTAGGATTTGTTAAAGCTGCTTCTGTCGCTGCCTCTGTTGCTGTTTGAGTTGCTGCTGTAGTTGCATCTGCTGCACCTGCTGCTGCTCCTGCACCTTGTAATGCAGAACCAATTCCATAACCAGTTAAACCAGCCATTAATCCTTTTTTAAGGTCTCCTGTTACTGCTGTTTGTGCTAACCCTGAACCTATAGCTCCTGCTGCTAAAGAAGATAAACCACCTGAACCTATTAAACCACCTAATGCTCCTGCTCCAGCACCTGTAAATAAAGTGCTACCTAATAAAGAACCTGCAAGAGGTGCTAAGAAAGGTAAGAAAGCTTCAGGCTGTCCTGTTTCTGGATTTACAGTTATAGGCATTGCTTGTGCCAAACCTTTGACTTCTGCAGGATTAACATGCAGTAGCATAGAATCGCCATAACGACCTTGTGCTGCTACATTCTTAGTTTGTTGTTGAATATTCATACTTCCACCTTTATTAAAATTGTATCTTGTTTGTCCGCCTTGTGCTGAAAGATTTATGTTACTCTTTCCGCCTTGTCCTGTTCCTTCTTGCGGTCCGTAATAACCCATAAAATTTCTTAGTTGTGCGTATGGATTGAAACCAGCATCATCAATACTTCCTAAATATTGTTTTACTTTTTTTAATCCTGTCGCTTCTGTTTGAGGTTTGAAATCAAAAGTATCTACAACACGATAACCACCACCTTCTTGAGGAATAGCTGTAGCCTGTCCTAAAAATGTTTTTAAATTGTAATTAGGATTTTGTATTTTATTTGCTAAATCTCCTACAGACATATCACTTGTTCTATCAACATCTGCATATTGGCTACCTTCAGATGTTGTTGCATAATCTTTATATTCAATAAGATTTGGGTCTAGTCCTTGAGCTTCTTTTTCTGCAATTCTTTCTGGTGTTTGACTACGAGCAATAACTTCTTTAAGTGCTTTTTTTTCTTCTGTTGATAAATCTTCTTCTGTTCTATCTTGATTAGGATTTAAAAATTGTCTTACATTAATTGGTAATATAGGTTCTCTTTTTTTAGTTTTTTTCTTTGGTTTAGTTTCTTTTTTTTCTTGTGGTTTAACTCTTTCTACAGAAGATGATTTCTTTTTTTTTGGTTGAGGAATAATTAAACTTGCACCAGCCTGTATTTTATTAACATCTTTTATTTTATTAGCTGCAGCTAAGTCTTTAATAGATATACCTAGTTTTCTAGATATCGCACTAAGAGTATCGCCTTTCTTAATTTTATATTGCATTATCTATCCTCTGTTGTTTCGCATCCAAACATATTAAAACTCATATCTACTGCACTTGTATAAACTTTTACAACATCTGTTTGGTTTAATGTTATACCTAAAACGATTGCTAAGGAATCATTAGCTGCAACTGATTTGCCGTAATATAAATATTGTTTATCGTCAGCACCAGCACCAGCTACATGAATACTTAGTCTAAAAGTGATAGCAGAACCTGTGCGATTTGCTGCCACAATAGAACTAACAGTTGTTTGTGTCATATCAGGTACTGTGTAAAGAACAGTAACTGTTGTTGCTGCTGGGTCTACTTGACCTAATACTTTAAGATTATCAGCCATGTTTCATTCCCATTAATAAAAATTGATGTCTTTTAGATGCCTTGCTTGTTACTGTTGATTGCATCCTTTGTACTGTAATAATTTTAACATTTAAATCTTCTATAGCTGTTTCAATAGTTCTTCTAGTTAAAGCTTCATTATTAGAATCATATTCTATATTTGGTAATGGTAATGCTATCGTTTTAATATCAGCCATTATCTTTTACCATCTGGTCTAATATCTAATCTTAAATCTCCAACTCTCCATCCATAATCACTAGCATCACTTGATATTCTTAATGCAGCTTGTCTGCTTCTAGCTCTAGTATTTTCAAAAGTAGATTGCGGAGTTACATTAATTGTTTGTAAAGTTGATAAATCTTGTAACGGATAATCTCTACCTTTAATAGTAAAAGTAACTGTATCTGAATTAGATTGTTGGTCTCTAAATTCTACATCTGGTATTAGTTTAGATATAAATGTAAATCTATCTCCATCTGGAGCTAAATCAAAATCACTTGATTCTATAAAAGCAGAAAAAGAATTGTCTCCATCGCCATGACCAATTTCGTGACTGTAAATATAATTGATATTTGTATCATCATTCTTACTAGCTGCTAAAGGATTTTCAAATATAGATGCTTCATCCCAAGCTGTTCTTACAAAGTTATCTGCAGTTGTTCCTATAGACCATGTGCCTTCTAAATAATTATATAAAACATATTTGTCTATTTCTGTATTAGTGCCAGAAGGATAGAAAAACATTACTTCATTTACGCCTTCATTAGCTGCTGCAAATACTTTAAATGCTTGGTCTTGGTTTAAATCAGACAATACATAATCTAATACTGTGCAAGGTAATCTTTGTGTAGAACCTGAGTAAACATGAAATCCACTTCTATCCATAAAATAAACTCTGTTGTTAGCACTAACTGCTGCATTAGGAGATATTAAAGATGGACCTTCTGCTACTTCTGTAAATGAAAATATAAATGGCTCTCCAACAAAACGCATAGAAACTATACCTGCATCTGTCCATATAAGTATTTCTTGTCTTGTTCTTAAAGCACCAACAATAACAGAGCCTTGTGATAACTGAACACCACCAGCTTGGTTTGTTGCTGTAGGAGTCCAGTCAACAGCACTCTCTCTATCTGAAAATCTTACTAATAAAGGGTCAAGTACCGAAGAACCTATTGGATTACAGCCAAAAGCTATAACATGCTTGTCTACATCAGACATCATTATTTGCAATACTTTTGTAGGCACATCGCTAGCACCTGATTCTGCAGATAATAAAGTTGCTCTAGTTGTTGCTCCTTCAGATTTATCCCAAAAATATATTTGGTCTGCTCTAGGAGCTGCTATTAAATCATCTCCAAAATTATCTATAGACCACAATCTTAATTGGTTTGTAGATGTAAGGTCTCCTGCTGAACCAAATGTTCCTGCACCCCATGTATTTACACCCCAACCAGTACCTCTAACATAAACATCTAGACCTGTATTAATTTGGTAAACGCCATCAATACCAGAACCACCATTTCCTGTATCACTACTGTTAGCTGCAACAGCATCTCCATTAGAATCTTTTGCAATAAAAGTATATGTATTAGTACCTGTAACTGCTTCTATTTGATATTCTTGATTAAGTACATCAGCAGTAATTACACCGCCTAAACTAACTGCACCAGCAATAGTAACAAAATCACCATTAACAGCTCCGTGGTCATCATCTGTAGCTGTAATTGTGCTAGAGCCATTAGTAGCTGCAAAAACTATTCCATTAGTAGTTGTGGCTCTTATAGGAGTAATGTCATAAAAAACATTGCCGCTTAAATTATAAAGTTTTTGATTAGTACCTATACCTATAAAAGAGTCACCACCAGCAGCTCTATATGGGTACATCTTTCTAGCTGTTCCTATAAATCCATTCTCGCTGTATTTTGTCCAACCGCCTATTCTTTCAGGTTTACCTTTACGAAATCTAACTTTATCCGCATCAAACCAACCACCTTCGTTACTATAATTAGTACCTTCTTTGTTTATTCCTGGTTTAAATACATATTTAGATAGAGGCATGGGTTACACCTCGTACCATTCTTTACCTTCAAACAATAAAGCTTCAGCTTCTCTGCGTCTAATTAAACCTTGCAATACTTTTCCTCCAGCTTTATTCCAGCGTTTTATTTGAGCTGGTACTTCAGTTAATTTATTATCATTTATTACTTTTAACATAGTTGAAGCTTTAAGATTAGCTGGACCAAGATTAAAAACCCATGATACTAAAGCATCAAATTGATTTTGTTCTAAATCAACTGTTACTGCATTATTTATATAACCTTCGTATTCTTCCATTTCATGTAGTAATAATGCATCTGCTTCTTCTTGAGTAATAGTATCATCTTCTTTTACTCCTTTAGTGCTTCCATATCCTATAGTTAAAACACCTGCTGCACATTTGTAAGCCTGTAACTCACAACCTTCAAATTTTTTAATAAGAGATAAACCTTCTTGTGATATATTCATTTTTTTATTCCTCAGTTTTTGTAGTAACTGTTCTATAATAGACAACAACTTCTTTAAGTTCATTTATATACCTCTTTAACTCTTGCATATTATATGCCATAAGTTCGTAATCAGGCACAGACATAGCTAAGAATACCACCTGACCTTGTTCTTTCTCAACTCTGATTAAAAACTCATCTAAATTTTTATCTGAAACAACATACCAATAAGGTTCTTTTAAGTCTATTTGTCTTGGTAATATAGGTTGTACTATAGTTCTTTCTATAGGTTTAGATATAACCTCTATCTGTTTACTTGGTATTAGGCTGCAACTGCAAGCCATCATCAAGACTGTCAATGTTACGACTATCTTCTTCGATGCTATCAAATACATTTTTTGTTCCTTTGTTTACTCTAGGCTCTATAAGTCCAGGTTTTGCTGCTGCTAATCTACTTAAATCATGTCTTTTAAATATATCAAGATACCGATTCATTTCTAATTCTATTTCTTGATTGCGTGATTGTATAACTAATAAGCCTTGTGTCTGTGTAGCAAAGTCATTCTGTAATGATTCTATTGCTAACTTTTGTTCTTGGTCTCTTAATTCAAAAGCTTGATTTAAAGCAGATAGTTTAGAATTTTGATTCCATAATAATAGTGTTGATAAAACCAACATTATTATAATTCCTATTAATATTTTACTCATAAGTATATATTTCCAATGCTTTAGTTTTACCTTTTACTTTAATAGATTCAAGTTTTTTAAGATGATATCCGCATAAACTTTCAGTAGATTCTCCAATTAATAAATCTACATTTCTTTCTTTTGTAGCACTTTCTAATCTAGCTGCAGTATTAACAGCATCCCCAATAGCAGTATAATCAAATCTAGATTCTGAACCCATATTTCCAATTACTGCATCTCCTGTATTTATTCCTATTCCTATAGCTATAGGTGGCAATCCTTCTGCCTGTAGTTCTACATTCAAAGTAGACATATTTTTTATAATATCTAAAGCACATTCAAATGCTATTTTTGGATGATTAAGTAAATCTAAAGGTGCATTAAATATAGCCATCATTGCATCACCTATATATTTATCTACCATTCCACCATGCTTTTGTACTGCTGACTGTTGTGCAGTTAAAGCTTTGTTCATTATATAAGTTACTTTTTCTGGTTCGAGAGTTTCCGACATAGAGGTGAATCCCCTAACATCAGTAAATAAGAAGGTAGCATATCGTTTTTCTCCGCCTAGTTTTAATAATTCAGGATTCTTTTGTAATTGTTTTACTTGTCTTGGGTCAAGGTAGTGTTCAAATTGTTTTTTTATTTGTTGTCTTAATTTATATTGTTCTCTAAATCTAAGATAAAAAGCTGTAGAAGCTGTTATAAATTGTGATATTAAAGCCCAAGTTACATCTATAAGAATACCTTTTTGTATTAAATAATAACCGCTAAATGCCGTTATAAAAAATAATATACTGGTAAATAGTATTCCTGTAGTTATTCCTAAAATATTTATTAACATCCAAGCTAACAAAACTGTTGTTGCTAAGATTAATATTTCTACAGCTAAAGCCCAGTCAGGAATGTAAGGACTATCTTGTATTAATAAAGATTCTGCTAAAGCAGCTTGTATTTTATGTGGTTCTAATAATCCAACTGGCGTTGCAATTTGTGGCATTACTCCGTTAGCTGTAACTCCTACAAATACATATTTATTAGCAACATCCATTTCTTGTAAATTTGTTTGTGGTGTTTCTATCCAACTAATCCATTTACGACCTAAGCTATCTGTTTTAACTGGTGGTATTCCTCGTATTGATATCTCTTGAATACCATTATCATTTGTAGTGATAATGTAAGTTTTTGCTCCTGTTAATCCTTTTAATACTTGTGTGCCAAAAGAAGCTATCCATCCATCAGGAGTTCTTACTAATAAAGGTATGCGTCTAACAAGTTGGTCAACTTCGGTGGGAGCAATGGCTAATCCCTGTAATGTATTATTTGCTAGAGTGTTCAGGTTTTCCTTGACTCCCTCAGATACTATACCACCAATATTGTTACCTTTGATAACTGTGCCTGTAGTTTGAGGGAAGTTACCTTTGCCATCTTCAAACATTGCAATAACAGAATTTCCATATTTTAATGAATTAGCAAAGTATTCATCTCCACCTAATCTATCTGCTTGTGGAAAAGATATAACCCATCCAACTCCTAAAGCACCTTTATCTATTAAAGTATTATGTATTTCTCCTAGTCTTTTTCTAGGAAAAGGATAACCGCCTTCTTTCTCTACATCATCTTCTGTTATGTTAAGAATAACAAAGTTACCTGAAGTTTCTTGTTGCTTAACAAAAGAATCAAATGTTTTTAGTTTTAATATTTCTGTTGGTGTTGATTGATATAACATCGGCAACATTAACATTATAAGTATTATGAATATTAGTTTCTTCATTAATCACTCTGAGTTATAGTTATGACAGAATCACTTCCACCATTTACTTTTACTATATTAGATATTCCATCTTGTATAAAAATAACTGTATAAGAATTACTTCCATCTAAATCTAGTCTTGCTGACTCATTAACGCTTCTTCTTAAACTAATTACATTACCTGTTATTAAAGTTGTAATTTGTGTATCAGGGTCTTTACCTAATAAAGTTCCTGAAATTTGTGTACTAGTTGCTTGTGCTAAAGCATCTTCATCATCAGATATTGCTAAGGCATCTAATACATTTAATAAGTCTTCTAAGTAATTAACATCTAAATAATTTATATCTAATTCATTATATTCTAACTCATCTTTACCTAAGTAATCTTCTGCAAGATAATCTATGTCTAAGTCATTAAAATCTAATATATTTTCTCGCTTAGATGTAATTTCTTCTTGTATAACAATTTCTTCTTTAGGCGGTGTAACAATAAGCATGTTATCAATAAGGTCTAATGTTAAATCTAATATAACTGG